TCGCTCCCCTCTTTACGCACAACCGCGAAAAACGGACCGGGGGTCTACCGCGTGAAAAATCAGCTGAAAATCGTCTACCGAGCGCTAGGCGAGCTTGTACCGTATGCCCGTAACAGCCGCACCCATGACGCCACGCAGGTCGCGCAGATCGCGGCCTCGATCACCGAGTTCGGTTTCACCAACCCGGTGTTGATCGACGAGGACGGCGGCATCATCGCCGGCCATGGCCGGGTGCTGGGGGCCTCGAAGTTGGGCCTGGCGCAAGTGCCGACCATCACCCTGGCCGGCCTCAGTGAAATCCAGCGCCGCGCCTATGTGATTGCCGACAATAAATTGGCACTTAACGCCGGCTGGGATGAGGCCATGCTCAAGGTCGAGCTGGAGGCCATCGCCGAGTTCGGTTTCGACGTCGACCTGGTCGGCTTCAGTGCCGACGAAATGGCCGCGATGTTCGCCACCGAGCCGGAGAAAGCCGGCCTCACCGACCCGGACGCCGCGCCGGATGTGGCCGATCCGGTCAGCGTGCAGGGCGATACCTGGGTGCTCGGCAGCCATCGGGTGCACTGCGGCGACTCCACCGAAATGGGGGCTGTCGACACCTTAATGGCCGGGCTGATGGTCGATGCCTGCTGGACCGACCCGCCGTACAACGTCAACTACGAATCGAAGCTGGCCGGCAAGATTAAGAATGACCACATGAAAGATGTGGCCTTTCGCACTTTCTTGAATGACGCCTATGTCTGTGCGTTCGCCGTGATGAAGCCCGGAGCGCCGATCTACGTCGCGCACGCGCACACCGAAGGCGTGAATTTTCACGGCGCGTTTCGAGACGCCGGATTCAAAACGTCCGGGTTTCTGGTGTGGGCCAAAGACTCTCTGGTGCTCGGGCGCTCGGATTACCAGTGGCAGCATGAACCGATCCTCTACGGCTGGAAGCCGGGCGCGGCGCACCGCTGGTACGGCGGGCGCAAGCAGACCACGGTGATGAAGCTGGGCGGCAATGTCTTCACGCAAAACGAAGACGGCACGGTCACGGTGAAAGTCGGCGGTGAATCCATCGTCATCAGCGGCGACAACCTCAAGGCCGCGCCGCTGGCCTCGACCGTGATCCGCTGTGAAAAGCCCAAGCGTTCCAGCGAGCACCCGACCATGAAGCCGGTCGAGCTGATCGCCAAGATGCTGCGCAACTCGACCCGCGAAGGTGACCTGGTGCTGGACCTGTTCGGCGGCTCCGGCTCGACCCTGATCTGCTGCGAAATGCTCGGCCGCCAGGCGCGCTTGATGGAACTGGACCCGCGCTTTGCCGACGTGATCGTCAAGCGCTGGCAGGACTTCACTGGCCTCACCGGCGTGCTCGAGGGTGACGGCCGATCATTTGCGGAGGTGCAAGCATGGCGGGCTCAGGACGCAAGCCAACCCCCACCGCCTTAAGGCTGGTCAAGGGCAACCCCGGCAAGCGGCCGGTGAACAAAAAAGAGGCCAAGGTCAACCTGGCGCAGCCGACGCCGCCGGCGTTTCTCTGCGACGACGGCAAGGTCGAGTGGGGCCGGGTGGTCGACAAGCTGTACAGCGCCGGGTTGATGACCGAGCTGGACCGCGCGGTGCTCGCCGCCTATTGCCAGTCCTACGGCCGCTGGGCCCAGGCCGAGCGCGCCCTGGCGCGCATGGCTGAAAAAGATCCGCTCAACAGCGCGTTGATGGTCAAGACCACCAACGGAAACGCCGTCCAAAACCCCTTGGTCGGTACTGCCAATAAAGCCCAGGCGGACATGGTTCGGTATGCGCTGGAGTTCGGCATGTCACCGTCCTCCCGCTCTAAAGTGAACGCCTCGCCCGATGACCACGAAAAAGACCCGCTCGCGGACTTCTTCGCCTGATGATCCGGCCACCCAGTACGCGCTGGAGGTCGACTCTGGCGCTCGAATTGCCGGCCCCGATATCCGTCACGCCTGTGCCCGCCACCTGCGGGATTTGAAAGACGGCCCCAAGCGCGGGCTGGTGTGGGACGTGGAAGCGGCCAACAAGGCCATCCGCTTTTACCGCCAGGTGCTCAAACTCAACGGCGGCGAGTACGAAGGCCTGCCTTTTGAGTTGCTGGCCTGGCAAAAATTCATCGTCGGCAGCCTGTTTGGCTGGAAGGGTGCGGACGGCTATCGGCGCTTTCGCGTGGCCTATGTCGAGACCGGCAAGGGCTCGGGCAAGTCGCCGCTGGCCGCCGGCGTTGGCCTCACCGGCGTGCTCGCCGATGGTGAGGCGCGTGCCGAGGTGTATGCCGCGGCGACGAAAAAAGACCAGGCGATGATCCTGTTTCGCGATGCCGTGGCCATGGTCCAGCAGTCGCCGGAACTGTCCAAGCGCCTGACCACCAGCGGCACCGGGTTGAACATCTGGAACTTGGCCTACCTGAAGAACGGCTCGTTTTTCCGGCCGATCAGTTCCGACGACGGCCAGTCCGGGCCGCGGCCGCACATGGCCTTGATCGACGAGGTGCACGAACACAAGACCAACCACGTCGTGGAAATGATGCGCGCCGGCACCAAGAGCCGCAAACAAGCGCTGATTTTCATGATCACCAACAGCGGCTCGAACAAGCTCGGGCCGTGCTGGGGGTATCACGAGTACGGCTCGAAAGTGGCCGCCGGCGAATTGATCGACGATGGTTTCTTCGCGTTCATCTGTTCGCTGGATGAAGGCGACGATCCGATCCGCGATGAGGGCTGTTGGTTCAAGTCCAACCCGTCGCTGCAGGACGCTGATCTGCCCGGCCTGAAGTACTTGCGCGAGCAGGTCACCGAGGCTCGCGGCATGCCCTCGAAAGAGGCCATGGTGCGGCGTCTGAACTTCTGCGAGTGGACCGGGGCGGAGGCGCCGTGGATCAGTGCCGACGTGTGGAAGGGCGCCAAGCGGGACTTCGATTGGGAGTCGTTGCGCGGTCGCCGTGCCTATGCCGGCCTCGACTTGTCCAGTACGCAGGATTTGACCGGCCTGGTGTTCCTGGTCGAGCCGTTGCGCGAAGGCGAGCCGTGGCTGCTGGTGCCCTTTGCCTGGCTGCCGGATGACGACCTGGAGCGCAAAGGCGAACAGGACCGCGTGCCATATGTGCAGTGGCGTGATGCCGGTTACCTCAACACCACGCCGGGCAAGGCTGTGAGCAAACGCATGGTGCTGCAGCGGCTGTCGGCGCTGTGCGAGTTCTTCGATGTGGCGGCGGTCGCTTATGACCGCTGGCGGATCGAGGACTTGAAGTCGATGGCCACTGACGAGGGCATCACCTTGCCGCCGATGGTGCCGTTCGGCCAGGGCTACAAGGACATGTCACCGGCGGTGGAGCGCTTCGAGGAGCTGCTGCTCAATGGCGAGATCGTCCACGCCGGGCACCCGGTGATGAACTGGAACGCCAACAACGCCGTCACCACCTCCGACGATGCCAACAACCGCAAGCCTTCCAAGGAAAAAGCCATTGGCCGCATCGACTTGATTGTCGCCGCGATCATGGCCTGTGGCATCTCGGCGAAAGAAGAAACCGAGGAACAAGACACCAGCCTTTCCGACCACCTCGAAAAACACGGGATCAGGACGCTCTGATGAAAGCATTAAAGAAACTCGGCCAGGTTTTTGGCCTGAAGAGCGACCCCCTGGTCATCGACACGCCGGAAAAATTGGCGCGGGCCTTGGGGGTCGGTTACGACAGCCACGCTGGGCAACTGGTCACCACCACCAGCGCCATGCAACAGACCGCGGTGTTCAACTGCGTGCGGGTGCTCGCCGAGTCAGTGGGCATGCTGCCCTGTCGCTTGTTCAAGAAGGCCGGTCGTAACTTGCTGCCCGCAACGGATCACCGGCTGCATGAGCTGCTGACCATCGCGCCCAATGACTACATGACCGCCCAGGAGTTCTGGGAGCTGCTGGTGGCCTGCTTGTGCCTGCGCGGCAACTTCTTTGCCTACAAGGTCGTGGCCCTGGGCAACGTGGTCGAGCTGCTGCCGCTCAACCCGGCGATTGTCACGCCCAAGCTCAAGGACGACTGGACGGTGGAATACCGGGTCGACTTCAGCACCGGCACCCGCTACCTAACCCAGGATGAAATCTGGCATGTGCGGTTGTTCAGCCTGGACGGCCTCAACGGCTTGAACCCGATTGCCTATGCCCGTCAGGCGCTGGGCCTGGGTCAGGCGATGGAGGCGCACGCCGCGAAGTTGTTCACCAACGGCGCGGTGACCTCGGGCGTGCTCTCCACCGAGCAGGCGTTGAGCGATGAAGCCTTCGGCCGGTTGAAGACGCAGTTTCAGGGCGAGCACATGGGCGTGGCCAACGCCTATAAGCCGATGATCCTGGAGATGGGCCTGAACTGGAAACCGATCATCCTCAATGCCCAGGACACGCAGTTCATCGAATCCAGACGCCTCAGCGAGTCGCAGATCTGCGGCCTGTTCCGCGTGCCGCCGCACCTGGTGGCGAACCTGGAAAAGATGACGTTAAGCAACGTTGAAAACATGGGCATGAGCTTCGTCAACTATTCGCTGGTGCCCTACCTCACCCGCATCGAGCACCGCATTCAGGTCGGCCTGCTGAAGAAGTCTGAGCGAATTAGCTATTTCGAGAAATTCAACGCGGGCGCGCTGATGCGTGGCGACCTCAAGGGCCGCTACGACTCCTACGGCAAAGGCATTCAGTGGGGGATTTTGAGCCCCAACGATTGCCGTGAACTGGAAGACCTCAACCCCCGCGAGGGCGGCGATATCTACCTGACCCCGATGAACATGACCACCAACCCCGAGGCGGACGATGCAGACAAAACAAAGGCGTGACCTGGAGCTGACGATCAAGTCCGTCAGCGAGACGGGCGAATTCGAAGGCTACGGCTCGGTGTTCGGGGTCAAGGACTCGCACGCCGACATCATCGTTGCCGGGGCTTTCCAAAAGTCGCTGGCGGCCTGGGGCCTGAAAGGTCGCCTGCCGGCCTTGCTCTGGATGCACGACACCAAGGAGCCCATCGGCATCTACACCGAAATGCGCGAAGACGCGGTCGGGCTCTACGTCAAAGGCCGCCTGCTGATCGATGCCGATCCGCTGGCCAAACGCGCCCATGCGCACATGAAAGCCGGCAGCTTGAGCGGCCTGTCGATTGGTTACGTCCTCCCCAGCGACGGCTACCACTACGACGCCGATAAGGGCGCCTTCGTGTTGACGGAGATCGACCTGTGGGAAGTGTCCCTGGTGACCTTCCCGTCGAACGACGAGGCGCGCATTGCCGAAGTGAAATCGCTGCTCGAGCGCGGGGAAACGCCGCCGCCGAGCAAGGTCGAGAAAGCCCTGCGTGAGGTGGGGTTCTCGGGCTCACAGGCCAAGGCCTTTATGGCCAAAGGCTACAGCGCCATTGGCTCGCGAGAGGCGGGGCAGGAACAAGCGCTGGACTCCGTTAAATCCCTTATTTCTAGAATCTGAAGGAGCCTCTCATGGCTGTTGAATTAAAAGATGTGCAGGACGTGGCCGAGGCCATTGGCAAGAAGTTCGACGAGTTCAAGGAAAAGAACGACAAGCGCGTCGACGCGTTGGAAGCGGAAAAAGGCAAGCTCTCCGGTCAGGTCGAAACCCTCAACATCAAACTGACCGAGCTGGACGAACTGAAGGCCAACCTGGAAAAAGAACTGCTGGAACTCAAGCGTCCCGGCGGCGGTGGCAACACCAAGGTGGCCTCCGAGCACAAGTCGGCGTTCCTGCAGTTCGTGCGCAAGGGCAAGGACGACGGCCTGGCCGAGCTGCAACAGAAGGCCCTGCAGACCACCGTCGAATCGGACGGCGGTTATGCGGTGCCGGAAGAGCTGGACCGCACCATCATCGAGCTGCTGCGCGATGAGTCGCCGATGCGTCAGGTCTGTGGCCAGATGACCATTGGCACCGCGGACTACAAAAAGCTGGCTAACCTCGGCGGCGCCGGTTCCGGTTGGGTCGGTGAAGTCGCCGAACGCCCGCCGACTGGCACCCCGACCCTGGCACAGGTCGTGGCGTTCATGGGCGAGATTTATGCCAACCCGCAGGCGACCCAGACCAGCCTGGATGACCTGTTCTTCGATGCCGAAAAGTGGCTCAACGGCGAGGTCGCCACCGAGTTCGCCGAGCGCGAAGGCTCGGCGTTTCTCCTGGGGGATGGCGTCAACAAGCCCAAGGGCCTGCTGGCTTATGCCATGGACTTGGCGAGCGACAAGACCCGCGTCTTCGGCAAGTTGCAGAACGTCAAGTCCGGCACCGCTGGCGACTTTGATGCCGATGACCTGGTGAAACTGGTGCACACCCTGAAGAAGGGCTACCGCCGTCAGGCATTGTGGATGCTGTCGACCATGAGCCTGTTCAAGGTGCGCACCTTCAAGGATGCCCAGACCGGTGCCTACATCTGGCAGCCGGGCCTGCAGGCGGGCCAGCCATCGAGCCTGCTCGGTTACGGCGTGGAGGAAAACGAGGACATGCCAGAGGTGGCCGCGGACGCCAATGCCATCGTGTTCGGCGACTTCAAGCGCGCCTACACCGTCGTCGACCGCCTCGGTACCCGTGTGCTGCGCGACCCGTACACCAACAAGCCGAACGTCGGCTTCTACACCACCAAGCGCGTCGGCGGCATGTTGACCGACTCGCGGGCGGTCAAGGTGCTGACCCTCAGCGCGTAACCCGGTGAGGGCGCCCTGCGGGGTGCCCTTGCTCTGTAGAGGTTTCGTTATGCCAAGAATTCTAGTCACCAAAGGCTTCAAGTTCGCGGTCGATGGTCTGCATGTGATCGAGGTCGAGCCGGGCGAGCAGGACGTGTCCGAGCGCTGCGCCGACGTGGCGGTGGATCACCTTAAGGTGGCGAGCCGCCTGGATGGACCTGCGCCCGTTGTGACGTTTGTGGGGCCTGTCGCGACGGCCCGCCCGCCGCTGGTGGCGGCCGTGGTGCCGGTGGTCGCGCAAACGCCGCCGGTGGCCCCTCCCGTGCCCGCCAAGCCGGTGGCCAAGGCGCCGGCTAAGCCTGCCGCCAAACCGAGCAGCAAACCTGCCGCCAAGCTGAAGGCGAAAGCCGGGGGCCAATGATGATTGACCTGGACAAGGTAAAGCTGCACCTGCGGGTCGATGCGGCGGATGAAGACGAGTTGCTGCAGGACTACCTCGACGCGGCGATCAGTGCGTTTGAGACCTGGTGCAATCGCACCCTAGTCGCGCCGGGCGAGGCGTTGCCGGATCCGCTGGGCAATGCCCTGGTGCTGAGCAAGAGCATTGCCCAGGGCGCGTTGTTGCTGGTCGGCCATTGGTACGCCAATCGTGAATCGGCTGTGGTCGGTGTGGCGTTGGCCGCCGAGCTGCCGCTGTCGACCCAGGCGCTCTGGCGTCCGCATCGCTGGTCGAATTTCTAGGGCGCACCGCACGGTGGCCCTGCCATTGAAAAGGAGAGGCCATGGCCTATCGAGAACCGGCAGCCGGCGAGCTGAATCGGCGGGTTGCCATTCGCCTGCGCACCGACCTTCCGGCGGCGGACATGGGGCTTGATGCCGAATTTTCGGAGATCAAACCACGCTGGGCCAAGATCGAACCGGTGGGCACGGCGGTGTATGCCGCTGGGGTGCAGACCGACAACAAGCTCACCCACCGCATTTGGATTCGCTCGTTGCCTGGCGTCAGCGAATCGCACGAAGTGGTTCATGTCGAGCACCTGCCGGGCGCCCCGAGTTATTCGGTGGTGCCTGGCTCGCCGGTGTACCGGGTCAAGCGCAACGCCGATTTAAACGGCGGTCGCCGGTTCACCTTGCTCGAGGTGGTGGAGGTCGGCACGGAAACGGACGGGGGTGGCATCTATGCCTAGCTCCGGCTCGCTCGAGGGCTACCTGCACATTGACGGTTTCGACCAGTTCGAGCGGGAGGCCTTCGACAAGAAAAAGATCCGCGCCGGCATGCGCAAGATTGGCCGCCTGGTCACTCAGCGCGCGCAAATGAACCTGGCATTGGCCAAGGGTAAGGATGGTTATCCGGTCAGCCGTACCGGCGCCACGCTGGAGTCGATCACGCCCAAGGTGTCGCGCTCGGGATTCATGGTCAAGATCGCGCCGCGTAAGACCGCCGCGATGAAAACCTACTACCCGGCCTTCCTGCATTACGGGGTCAAACGCGGCAAGCGCCTCGGCAAGCTGGCCCCCGGTAAGGGCAAGGGCAAATCGAACCGCCGCGCCAATGGCGCCCGTGCGGCGGCCATGGCGGAACGGGCCGCTGGTGAATGGCGGATCAAGCCGCGCGACAACTACATGGTCGACGCGCTGCAGGATTCGTCGTCGCAAGTTCAATCGATTCTCTCGGCTGCGTTTGCGGCCGCCCTGGGCTGACACCGGCCTTTCTGGAGCCTCTATGAAATTGAGCCCTATCGTGGCGCAGCTGCGTGCGGACTGCCCGACGTTTGCCGGGCGGGTCGCCGCCGGGATTGATTGGGATGCTGTGGTCGACAGCGCCAAGCT